GTGCTCAGGAGGCGGGAGTGCAGGCACTGCGGCAGGCGGACATCGACGCGGGAGTCGGAGTCCTGACGCCGGGAATCGGCAGGAAAAAGGGCAGCGTTTCCGGGAGCGCGCCGGGCGGGACCTACGTTGGCCGTCCGCGATCGCGGCAGCGTGCCGCGGAGCCCACGCACCCACGCAGAGGACCCTCACATGAACATGCAGGAACCGATCGCCCGCCCGAACGACGCACTGGCCCACATCATCCGCCTCGGCCGCAGCCGTGCCCGGTGGCGCATGCTCGCCGTCGCGCTCATGGCGATGCTCGCGGGCATCGCGGTCGCTTCGTTCGATTGATCGAACGATCTCGGCGCCCTTCGTCCATTTCGTCCGGATCCGCCCCGCGCCGTGTCGGCACGTGGTGGATGCAGTCGCTCTCAGCCGACCTGCCCGAGACGCCCTTCGCGGCCAAGCTCGCCCTCGAGCTGCGGCTGTGCCCCGGCATGGACCGGGAGGACGCCGTGCAGGAGGCGTGGCTCGCCGCGCTCGAGGGACGCAACCCGGCCCGGGCGGTGAACACGTTCGCCCAGCGCGAGCGGCGTCACCGCAGGCGGGAGCCCGCGATCGCGTGCGAGGCCATGCGCTCCTTCCGCCTCTCGGCGATCCGCGCCGAGCGGGCGGCCCGCAGGCGGAACGCCAGGCGCGACGCGCTCATGGCATCCCCGTCGGCACGGGAGAGCACCCATGCCTGACGAGACGCCGAGCATCGCCGACGCGATCCGCGACAACGCCGCGGGCCTGAAGAAGGCCTCCAACGACGCAGGCAGCGTCGAGCAGCACCCGATCGCCGACCAGATCGCGGCCGACCGCTACCTCGCCTCGAAGCAGGCGGTGTCGCGACGCAACCGCGGCCTGCGCATCTCCCGCATCGTCCCGCCCGGCATGGGGGGACCGGCCTGATGGGCTGGCTCGACTCCATCCTCGGCCGCAAGGCGTCCGCAGCGCCGCGCACGATCTCGATCCGCGCCCGCTACGACGCCGCCGCGACCACCGACGCCAACCGCAAGCACTGGGCGAACGCCGACGGGCTCTCCGCCGATGCGGCGGCCTCCCCCGAGGTGCGCCGGATCCTCCGCAACCGCGCCCGCTACGAGGCCGCCAACAACAGCTACGCCGCGGGCATCGTCGCGACGCTCGCCAACGACGTCGTCGGCACCGGCCCGCGCCTGCAGGTGCTCACCGACGACCCCGAGGCGAACAACGCCATCGAGCAGGCCTTCGCCGCGTGGGCGCTCTCCACCAACCTGGCCGACCGGCTCCGCACGATGCGCATGGCGCGCGCCCACTCGGGCGAGTGCTTCGCGAAGCTCGTGTCGAACCCCGCCGTGCCCGGCCCGGTGAAGCTCGACCTCGCGCTCGTCGAGGCCGACCGCGTCGCCAGCCCCCACTGGGGCGCGCTCACGCCGACGGAGGTCGACGGCATCGTCTACGACTCCTTCGGCAACCCCGTGGCCTACCGCGTCATGGTGGAGCACCCGGGCGACCGGAGCGGGAACGCATCCCACGAGACCCTGCCTGCCGCGAAGGTCCTGCACTACTACCTGGGCGCGCGGCCCGAGCAGAGCCGTGGGATTCCCGACCTCGTCCCGGCGCTGCCGCTCTTCGCGCAGCTGAGGCGCTACACCGTCGCCGTCCTCTCGGCCGCGGAGACCGCGGCGAACTTCGCTGGCACCGTCGAGACCGACGCGCCCGCCAACGGCGAGGCCGACCCGGTCGAGCCGATGGACACGATCGAGCTCGAGGCGAACTCGCTGCTGACGCTTCCGGCCGGATGGAAGATGTCGCAGGTCAAGCCCGAGCAGCCGACGACCTCCTACGGCGAGTTCAAGCGCGAGATCCTGAACGAGATCGCCCGCTGCCTGAACATGCCCTTCAACGTCGCCGCCGGGAACAGCTCGGGCTACAACTACGCGAGCGGGCGGCTCGACCACCAGACCTACTACCGGGCGATCAGGATCGACCAGGCGCACCTTGCGCGGACGGTGCTCGACCGCGTGCTCGCGGAGTGGTTCGACGAGGCGAAGCTCATCGAGGCGCTCGTCCCCCCGCGCGTGCGCGTGCTCGAGTCGCTGCCGCACCAGTGGTTCTGGGATGGCACCGAGCACGTCGACCCGGCGAAGGAGGCGACGGCCCAGGCCACGCGCCTCGCCAACAACACCACGACGCTCGCCTGCGAGTTCGCCAAGCAGGGCAAGGACTGGGAGGCGGAGCTGCGCCAGCGCGCGCGCGAGCTCGAGCTGATGCGCGAGCTCGGCATCGCGGCGGCCCCGTCGGCACCTGCGGGACAGGACACGGGAAGCGTCGCGGACCAGCCCGCGGAGGAGAACGATGACCAGGTCGACTGACGGACAGGCCGCCGAGCTCGCGCTGTGCGCGCCGGTGGAGATGCTGCAGGCGGAGGCCGTGCCCGAGGGAGGCGCGCCCGCGCTGCGGCGGTTCTCGATGAACGCCTACACGGGCGGCGCGATGACGCTGCGAGGCTGGCGGCACCCGACGGTGATCGACCTCGCCGGGATCAGCTGGAGCGCCAAGGCTCGCCCGATCCTCAAGGACCACAACCCGTCGCTGATCGTCGGCCACACCGAGGGCGTGTCGGTCGTCGACGGCGTGCTGCGGGTCGCGGGCGTCGTGAGCGGCGCCGGGCCGGTGGCGCGGGAGATCGTCGAGGCGGGGATGAACGGCTTCCCGTGGCAGGCGTCCGTGGGCGCCTACGCGTCGGAGACCGAGCAGGTCCCCAAGGGAAGGCAGGCGATCGCCAACGGCCGGACGTTCGACGGCCCGGTGTCGATCGTGCGCCGGTCGGTACTGGGTGAGGTGAGCTTCGTCGCGCTTGGCGCCGACGACGGCACGGAAGCACGCATCGCGGCCGAGGCCGCAGGAAACGAAGAGGAACACACGATGTCCGAAGCAGAGAACGTCGCACAGGCCGCGGCACCCGCCGCCGAGATCCCCTCGATCGCCGCGCAGATGCGTGCCGAGGCCGCCGCCGAGAGCGCCCGCATCGGCGCGATCCGCAAGGCATGCGCAGGCCAGCACGCCGAGATCGAGGCGAAGGCGATCGCCGACGGATGGGACGCCACGAAGGCCGAGCTCGAGGTGCTGCGCGCCTCGCGGCCCCTGACCGGCGCTCCCGCCGCGCACGTCCGCGGCGCCGACGCGTCGCCGGAGGTGGTCGAGGCCGCGCTCTGCAAGGCGGGCGGGCTTCCCGGGATCGAGCGCCACTACGACGAGCGCACGCTCGAGGCCGCCGACCGCCGCTGGCGGCACGGGCTCGGCCTGCAGGAGGCGCTCCTCGAGGCGGCGTGGGCCGGTGGCCACACGGGCCGCTCGGTCAAGGGCGACACCCGCGGCGTGCTGCAGGCTGCGTTCTCGAACTTCAGCCTGCCGGGCATCTTCTCGAACGTGGCCAACAAGTTCCTGCTCTCGGGCTTCACCGCCGTCGAGGGCGCATGGCGCTCGGTGGCCGCGACGCGCTCGGTGAGCGACTTCCGGCAGGTGACGAGCTACCGCATGAACGGCGCCTTCGTCTACGACGAGGTCGGTCCGGCGGGCGAGCTCAAGCACGGCGACACGGGCGAGGAGAGCTTCACCAACCAGGTGAAGACCTACGGCAAGATGTTCAGCCTCACGCGGCAGGACATCATCAACGACGACCTCGGCGCGCTCTCGGCGGTGCCCTCGCGCATCGGCCGCGGCGCGGCGCTGAAGCTCAACCAGGTCTTCTGGGCCGCCTTCCTCGCCAACGGCTCCTTCTACACCACGGCGCGGAAGAACTACGCCTCGGGCGCGACGAGCGCCTTCGGCATCGACTCGCTCACCGCGGCCGAGCAGCTCTTCCTCGACCAGGTGGACACCGACGGCCAGCCGATGGCGATCTCGCCGCAGATCCTCCTCGTGCCCACCGCGCTCAACGCGAAGGCGGCGCTCCTGATGGCGTCGACGGAGCTGCGCGACACGGCGGCGAGCACGAAGTACCCGACGCTCAACCCGCACGCGGGCAAGTACCGGGTCGTCTACTCGGCGTACCTGTCGAACGCGACGCTGGCGGGCAACAGCTCGGCGGCGTGGTACCTCCTGGCCAACCCCTCCGACATGCCGGTGATCGAGGTCGCGTTCCTGAACGGGCGCGAGCAGCCGACGGTCGAGAGCGCCGAGGCGGACTTCAACGTGCTCGGCGTCCAGATGCGCGGCTACTTCGACTTCGGCGTGGCGCTCCAGGACTGGCGCGGCGGCGTGAAGATGGCCGGGGCGTGATCCATGGCCGCTGGCCAGCCGGTGCTCGGCGAGGAATGGAACCAGTCAACCCTGAAGGAGACCAGACAGATGGCGACTTTCGTTCATGACGGCAAGTACGTGGACCACACCCCGGCCTCGGCGGTCAGCGCCGGTCAGGTGGTGGTGCAGGCGGACCTCGTGGGCGTGGCGGTGCGGGACATCCCGGCCAACACGCTCGGGGCGCTCGCGACCGAGGGCGTGTTCAGCTTCCCCAAGGCGACCGGCGCCAGCACCGCGATCGCGGTCGGCGCGACCGTCTACTGGGCGAGCGGCACGTCGACGGCGACGGCGACCGCCACGGGCAACAAGCTCATCGGCAAGGTCGTGAAGGCCGCGGCCGACGCGGACGCGACGGTCCTCGTGAAGCTCTTCCAGTGAGGCGCGCATGCCCGACCTCATGGCACGGGCCGCCGCCTTCGTGGCCGACAAGCTCGCGGCGCACGCGTCCAGGCGCGTGACGTACGTGCGCGGGCAGGAGGCCGCGGAGCTCGACGCCACGGTCGGCAGGTCGTCCTTCGACCTCGACGACGGGCACGGCATCGTGCGCTTCCACGTGCGCGACTACGTGGTCCGGCGCGCCGACCTCGTGCTCTCGGGCATCCCGGCGCTGCCGAAGCGCGGCGACGTGGTCGAGGAGCGGCTTCCAGACGGCACGTGCGAGCGGCACGAGGTGGTCAACCTCGCGGGCGCGCCCGAATGGCGGCCGTGCGACTCCTCCGGCGTCCTGATCCGCATCCACACCAAGAGGCTCGAGGCGACGTGACGAGCGACGGAAGCAACCCACGCACCTTCGGGAACGTGCTCGGCATGCTGCAGCTGGCGGCGATCCTGCTGCAGTTCGCCGGGCTCATCTGGCTCGGCGGCCGCTGGTCGGCCGAGATGAACGCCACCGCAGAGCGCGTGCGCGAGCTGCAGGGCATCGTCGGCGACCTCGCCAAGAGCCAGGCGCAGGGCGCGATCATCGACGCCACGCAGGGCGCCCGCCTCGAGACGCTCGCCAAGCGGCTCGACGAGGTCGTCGCGCGGCTCGACCGGCCCGACCCGCGGAGGACGCCGTGAACGAGGGCATCGCCGCCGTCGCCGACGCGCTCGCCGCGGACCTCGCGGCGCTCGACCTCGGGCAGCCCGCCACGGTGTCGAGGGCGTTCTTCCCCTACCGCGACCGCGAGGACCTTGGCTCCCTGACGGTGACGGTCATGCCCCGCGGGCAGGAGCGCACCGTGGCGGCGCGCGGCGGGCTGTCGCAGGTCGACCACCTGATCGACGTCGGCATCCAGCGCCGCATCGACGGCACGGACGAGGCGTCGCT